ATTATAGTACAATACTACAATAGTGTCAACTATCTTTTTGATTTTCTATTCGTATAGCTAGTTCTGGAGCATTTATGTTCACAGTCTCCACGCTCTCCCCTACTACTTTACCTAGTGAATCTAATATTTGAGCAGCAGTTTGGAACTGACCTTTTTTGCAAGCCTTATCAAAAAGTCTCACTCTCATAGCTTGAAGCCTAGCGATCATATTTTCTCTATCTTTTTGCCAATCTTCTTCATTCCACTTTGAAACCTCTTTCCAATCGTTCCATGCAGTTTTCACACAAACCCCTTCTCTGGAAGAATGTTCTAAAACAAGATGTCTCGCTGGCAAACCTTCCAACTGTCTTTTATAAAGCCTTTGCCTTCTCTGTTCTATTACCATATCTGGTGATCTACCAGGATTCTTTTTCTTTGGAACGGACCTATCGTCAAAATTCTGTAAGATTGCTTCTGTCACGGACTGAAACTTATGTTATTAATTGAATAATAACCTTAAAATAGCAAATTAGTCGATAAAAACTA